CGCGCAAAACAGCGTCTTGCAAAAACCGGTCGCGTCGATGACGCGGCTTCCGCAATTGAACTTCTATTGAGGTGAAAAAATGGCTATCGTGACCAATACGTTCACGACTTACTCTGCAAAGGGTATTCGTGAAGACCTGAGCAATGTGATTACAAACATTGCCCCGGAGGAAACTCCGTTCCAAAGCAACATCGGCAAGGAGAATGTTTCTAATACCTTGTACGAATGGCAGACCGATACGCTCGCAGCGGCTGCGGCTAATGCGCAGCTGGAGGGTGACGACGTGACGTCGTTCGACGCGGTGACTGCTACCGTTCGCTTGCAGAACTATGCACAAATCTCTCGCAAGACGATCATCTTGTCCAACACCGAAGAGGTGGTGAACAAGGCTGGCCGTCGCTCTGAGGTTGCGTATCAGATCGCCAAGCGTTCGGCTGAGTTGAAGCGGGATCAAGAGTTTGCAATGCTGAACAACGCTGGCACCACCAGCGGCAGCACTTCCGCTGCTCGCACATCTGCATCTCTGGGCGCCTTCGTCAAGACCAACGTGGACTATGACACCACCAACGGCGGCAACCCGACCTATACGACCCTGCCCACCGCAGGACGTACTGACGGGACCGTGCGCACCTTCACGGAAACCATTCTCAAGAATGTGATCCAGAAGGTGTGGACCGCTGGCGGCACCCCGAAGATTCTGATGACCGGCCCGATCAACAAGCAGCGCGTGTCTGGCTTCGCCGGCATCGCTTCTTCGCGGTTCAACATCGACGGCGGTGCGCGTCCTGCGACCATCATCGGTGCGGCTGATATTTACGTCAGTGATTTCGGCAACGTGCAAGTGGTGCCAAACCGCTTCCAGCGCGAGCGTGATGCATGGGTCTTGGACCCGGATTACGCGAAGATGGTTGTGCTGCGTCCGTACCAGCAGGTCGAACTCGCTAAGACCGGCGACGCTGAAAAGCGTATGCTGATCGTCGAGTGGGGTCTGAAGGTTCTCGCAGAAAACGCACACGGTCTGGCAGCAGACCTTGTGACTTCTTAATGTAAAGAAGGGAAGGGGTCAGAGAAATCTGACCCCTTTTAACATGACAGACAAAAAACTATTTGATGTGAACCCTGAGCTTGGGATCACGCGCACATGGCACTATGACGCAGAAAAAGATGAGGCGACCATCCAGACTCAGCAGGATGTGACGGCCATCATCGAGGAGAACAAGGATGAATTCAATCAGGTCGATGAGCGTGCTCGCTGGGGCGAGTGGTCGCGTGTCGCATCTATCCCTCTGAGTCTGTATTACCAGATGAAGGCCGAGGGCAAGCTCGACGATGAGGAGTACATGAAGCGCTGGCTCAACGATAGTGCCAATGTTCACTTTCGCACAAGGCCGGGGAAAGTATGAAGCCCAACTACATCGCGGTCTGCACCCCTGCGCGTGACATGGTGCATACCATGTTCACCTACGATCTGGTCAATATGGTGTGCTTTCACACCTTGAACACAAATGATGCTGTCTCGCTCAAGATCAGCGAGGGCACATTGATCGCAAACCAGCGCGCCGAGCTGACGCTGGACGCCATGCGCGAGGGATGCTCGCATATCCTGTTTATCGACTCAGATATGCGCTTTCCGCAGGACTTGATCTCGCGGCTGCTGGCGCATGATCTGGACATTGTGGCGACCAATTGCGCCCGAAGGCGTATGCCTACCGGGCCGACTGCTCAGGTCTACAGGCCAGATGGAGAGCGCGAGTTGGTGTGGTCTATGCCAGAGAGCAAAGGCTTGCAGGAGGTGCATTCTGTGGGCATGGGCGTGATGATGATTAAGTCAAGCGTCTTCAAGGCGCTGGCCGAGCCTTGGTACGAGACGCCTTGGCGGCACGACAAGCGCGGCTACATTGGTGAGGACGTTTATTTCTGTAGGAAAGCGCGGGATGCTGGACTTAAAATCTGGATTGACCACGATGTGTCTAAAGAGATTGGTCACATCGGGATGTTTGAGTTTAAGCATGACCACACTTGGGCCATTAAAGACCTAGAGAAAGAGAAGGTGACCTGATGGCACTGACCACCTACAACGAGTTGAAGACCTCGGTTGCTGATTGGCTGAACCGCACCGACTTGACGGCGGTGGTGCCTGACTTCATCTCTCTGGCCGAGGCGCAGATTGAGAGGACGCTACGCACCCGGCAGATGATTGTGCGAGCCACTGCCTCAATCGATACAGAGTACAGCGCGGTGCCGGCTGACTTCCTCGAGACGAAGTCGATCAAGCTCAACACCTCGCCGGTTACTGCTCTGGCCTTTGAGTCGATTGACGCCTTGGATCAGATGAAGGCGACGATGTACATATCGCCAGGCAAGCCTAAGAACTTCAGCATTGTGGGTGGTCAGATCAGGGTTTTGCCTGTGCCAGACTCAACCTACACCGCAGAACTGATCTATTACGCCAAGTTGACTAAGCTATCAAGTACCGTTGCAACGAATTGGCTTTTGACTCAGGCGCCTGATGTCTACCTTTATGGTGCGTTGTTGCAAGCCTCGCCTTATTTGAAGGATGATGCCAGAATCACTGTATGGGCTTCGCTGTATCAGAATGGTCTTGCAGAGCTTCAGATCGCCGATGATCGCGGCGCGACATCTGGAGGGGTTATCATGATGCGATCTAAAACTTTTGGATAGAAGGAGTCTTTTTTATGTCATCGTTCACCGATTACACCGAGAATTTGGTTTTGAATTTTCTTTTGACGACCAATACGGCAACTCGCCCAACAGCGTGGTATGTCGGTTTGTTCACTGCGGCGCCGAGCGACACTGGTGGTGGAACTGAGGTTGTTGGCAATGGCTACGCACGCGCCGCAACTGGGACTATTACTGTTTCTGGGACTTCTCCAACGCTTGCGACCAATTCCGCTGCCATTGAGTTCGCTGCTGCCTCTGGCGGCAACTGGGGAACCATTACTCATGCAGGGATCTTTGACGCGCTGACTACGGGTAACCTGCTGGCGTGGGCGCCACTAACGACATCTCGCACGATCAACAATGGCGATGTCTTGCGTATTCCTGCCGGCGACCTTGATGTAACCTTGACTTAATCATGGCGGCTTACGGCGGCGGCCCGTATGGGCTGGGTAATTACTCGTATGGGATTACCCTCGCCGCCGTAAATATATCCGCATCATCGACAGTTTCTTTTGATGCAAGACGGATAGTCTTAGCATCGTTTAGTGTCGCAGCAGAATCGTCTGTCTCTGTTTCTGCGCTGCGCTATGCTGTTGGATCGTTCACTGCTGCTTCTTCATCTGCTCTAAGCGTAAGCGCAGTTCGTTATGCTTTTGCGGCATTCACGGTATCGTCAGAGTCTGCTCTAAGCGTAAGCGCGCTGCGCTACGCTGTAGGATCGTTTACTGCTGCTTCTTCATCGTCCCTAAGCGTCAACGCAGTTCGCTATGCTGTTGGATCGTTTACTGTTGCTTCTGAATCGACTTTAAGCGTAAGTGCAGTTCGCTATGCTGTTGCATCGTTTACTGCGGCTTCAGAGTCTGTTCTAAGCGTCAATGCAGTTCGCTACGCTGTTGGATCGTTTACTGCGGCTTCAGAGTCTGCTCTAAGCGTAAGCGCACTGCGTTACGCTGTTGCATCGTTTACTGCTGCTTCTTCATCGTCCCTAAGCGTCAACGCAGTTAGGTATGCGGTTGCATCATTTACCGCCTCCTCAAGTTCTTCGCTTGTTGTCGCTGCGAATGTTGTCAGAAGCACCTCGCTTGCAATATCGGCTGAGTCTTCTGTGTCTGTTGCGGCGCAGCGTATTGCTGTTGCTGCATTTAACTCTGCATCCAGTTCATCAGTCAGCATAAGCGCGCTGCGCTATGCGATTGGTTCTTTTACATCTGCGAGCGTTTCTTCGCTCAGTGTTGCTGCTGTTCGTTATGCGATTGCATCTTTTAGCAGCAATTCAACTTCTTCGGTGGCTATAGCGGCCAATGTATTAAAGAGTGCAGCCGTAGAAATATCAAGTTCGTCTGCTGTTTCTTTCGCGGCGCAACGCTTGGCGATAGCAAGCTCGTCAGTTGTTTGCGCCTCAGACTTTTCTGTCGCTGCTGTTCGATATGTCAGCGGGGCGTTTACTGCGTCAAGTGGGTCAAGCGTAAGCATTTCTGCAATTGTCTATTTGACGGCCAGCTTTGCCATCAATGACGAAAGCGCGATGACGGTCAACGCCGTCAGGGTGCCGCTGATAAACATCGTCATTGATGCATGGGCAGATATGACGGTTGGCACCAGCGTGGTTGTGAATCAGTCTGTCCTGATCGCGGCTGAGTCAAGCGTGTCTATCTCTGCAACCAGGGTGCAGTTTGGTCTGACTGCGATTGAATGTACCTCTGGCATGAGCGTGTCTGCTACCCTAAAATGGACGCCAGAATCCGACACGCCAGAGACATGGACAAGCATCCCAGACACATCAGAGGTCTGGACTGCGGTTTCTGATGCATCGACAAGCTGGGCCGCGCAGAGCGACACCCCCGAGACTTGGACTCCGATTTCTGATAACTCCGAAACCTGGCAAATTGCCGCATGAGGTGAAACATGGCCGATTCCACGACTTCAAACCTTCTTTTGACCAAACCCGAGGTAGGTGCCTCAACCGACACCTGGGGCGGCAAGATCAACACCGACCTAGATACGATTGACGCGATCTTTACTGCAAACGGCACTGGCACCAGCGTCGGCTTGAATGTCGGATCTGGCAAGACTTTGAGTGTGGCCGGCACCTTGGTGGTTACTGGTTCTGCCAGCACGATTGATGCTACTGCGATTGGCGCAACAACGCCTGATAGCGGTGCGTTTACGACTCTCTCATCTACTGGCAACACGACACTGGGCGATGCGTCAGGCGATGCTGTGACGATCAATGGCGCAACCACATTCGCCAATGTTAGCCCGACGATTACACCGGGCACAGCCAACGGCGTGGCCTACCTCAACGGCAGCAAAGTCCTGACCACGGGGAGTGCGCTGACGTTTGATGGGAGCAATTTAACGCTAACTGGTAACCTGTACATGACAGGCGGCTCTATTGCGTTTGATGATGAGCGTTTTGTTTATTCGTATGCAGGTGGCAGTCTTGGTCAGTATATGTCTGGTGTTTACTACGATGGTTCTGGACTGAATCAGCGTTTTTACATCAACAACTCCGAACAAATGCGCCTGACCTCCACAGGTCTGGGTATTGGGACGAGTTCGCCACTTGCAAAACTAAATGTCGTAACTTCTGGTGGCAAATCAACCATTGCGATTGGTGATACTGCCTCATCTACATATTCTCAATTGTTGATGTATGGCGGCTCTGGAAAATACAACTGGAGCATCGGTGCTCAATATAACCTAGACAACGCATTTGAAATTACTCGTTCAACTGCAACAGGCGGAACGACCTTTAGCACCCCCGCTTTTGTCATCGACTCCTCCGGCAACCTCGGCCTCGGGGGCAGTTCGTTTGGTAGCGGGGCAGTAGTTATGTTCATTGCAAATCGCACAACTGCACCAACAACAAACCCAGTTGGAGGTGGCATTTTGTATGTTGAGGCAGGAGCGCTGAAATATCGCGGCTCA